TAGATTTTTAAACGCGACTTTTTCTTTGTGATGTGAGCAGTCGGCTTGCTCACGATAGTTGTTGTGTAATTCATTTTTTTTTAATTTTAAAATAGTTAATGACTATGTTACCAATACCTTTGTGTCCGTGAACACTCAACAGCTTTTGAGGGCTGGGGACTGATAATCTAAAATCTAATAATAAATATAAACTGTTTAATTTTTCTGTAAATAAAAAAAGGAGACAATTTCTTGTCTCCTTTTTGGTATCTAAATAAGATATTGATTATCTCAATTCTCTTAAGTCGAATGTACGTACACCATCAACCGTGATACGTCCGTAGAAACGGTTATTAACCATTTTCTTAGCGTATCTCGTCATTATACCTTTGATAGGTGTAAAGTTGAATGGATTGTACATTGTAGGTGTTAATTGTAGAGGTACATACGGTGCGTAGATGTAACCTGTGTCAAGTAAAGACGTACCTTTGTGACCCAACAACACTTGGTTTGGTGGGAAGTAAGGGTCTCTATACACTTGGTAACGACCAGCTAATGTACCAACTCTTTCAATACCCATGTTGTATTGGTCTTGCTCAGGAGCCGCGTTTGATACGTGGAAGTATTCCAAGTCATCAAAGATAGCACTGATTTCAGAAGAAACAACAATCCAGTTAGCTCCACCTCTTAAGGTAGATTTGTGGATTTGAGCCGAAATTTGGTTGATAGCGGTAATCAATGTTTGATTCCAGTCTTTTTGAGTGTAAGGAACTGCACTTGAACCAAGACGTTTCCAACCATTGTAATCCCAACGTAAGTTCCAAGCTGCACCTTTACGTAAATCTCTTAAGATTTCACGGTCGATTTCAGCCGCAACTTGCTCAGATAATAAAGCTGTTAATTCAGCTTCAGCATCGATGTTGTGGAACGCTGCAACGTCTTGTGCCATTTCTGGAGACCATTGAGCTCTTAATTTTCTTTCTGTTACAGAAACTGTAACTGACATAAGGTCGAAAGATACCTCACCAATTCTATCTTCAAATTCTAAGTTTTTGTAGATTCTGTAAGTTGCAGTAAATGCATTGTCAGAAGCAGTTGAAGAAGAGAATGTTGAACCTGTGTAACCGTCCATAGAACCACCACAAGTAATACATACTGGAACTTGTAAGTCAACTTCTAAGTAGATTTTACCTTCAGCATCACACATGTTGTCATATTGACCACCATCAGTTTTACTGTTAGGGAATACTAACGTAGAGTTGTTATTACCATATTGTACAATACCTTTACCATATCTTTGAGTTACAACTCTAAATAAGTAAGGGTTAGTTGTGTTTCCTGAAGTGTAGTTATTACCTGCAACACCATAGATAGTTAAATCAGATAAGAACGCTTCGTTGTCCATTGGTTGACCATCAGGACCGATTAATTTACCAGCACCATCAGCAGCAAAACCTGACATAACAATAAGAACTTTTCTGTAGTTGTCAGTACTATAACCTGTTGGAACTAATTGGTCTGCTAACCAAGATACAGTTACAACTGGAGCTGTGATTGCAGAATATTGTCCTTTAGAATAGTCGAATAAACCTGGTGGGTCTAACGCTGGTTCGTTACCTTCGTAGAATCTATCGTAAAGGTCTTTAGTGTTGTTGTAGTCATAACCACTGTTTGGTGTTTGGTCAGCCGCAGCGTTTGGTGAACCATAAGGTGCGTAGTGAATACCTGTAGTAGCTAAGTTAGCTGGGTCAGTGTAAGCCTGAATGTTAGGTACAAAGTAAAATAATTTACCGATAGGTAAGTTCATTGCTTGTACTGATACGATGTCATTCGCTAATAATTTAGAGAATACACGTCTTACAATTGGGAAAACAACTGTTTCAAATGCACCTGTGTCAGATGTAGATGATGCTTCGTTAATTAAGAACGATGCTTGGTTTTCGTATAATTGTGCTACGTTTTCTCTCATGTGACCTTTAAGACCTTCTAAAAAGCCTAATTTGTCCCATTTGTTGATTGTGTCTTCTTTGATAACTTTAAGGTGTTTTAACCCGATGTTACCTACAAGACCTGATTCTAATAATGCTCCCATTTTAGTATTTGTTTTGTTTTTAAGTTTATTTTATTTTTATTTTTTTAACCTAATTTACCCATTAAGTCCTTCATTCTTAAGAATTGAGGATTTTCATAAGTTTTTGATTCAATTAGAGTTGTTGATGAACCTGTAGAAACTGATTTGTTTAGTTTTGTTGCTACCGATTCGTTAATTGATTTTGTATCCACAGTATTTAATTCGTCTTTGATTGACTTATAAAGATTTTTAGATTCTTTTAAAGTTTCAACATCATCGAATCTTCTTAGGATGTTTATTTTTTCTTTTTTAGTGGTTGAGTGTTCTGTGAACAATCTTGTTGCGTAAGCTAAGTTTGAATTAAAGATTGCAACTTCGTTAAGTTTTTCTCTAAACACATTCAACGCTTTTCTGTACTCTTCATTCTTTTCTCTCAACATTCTAACTTCTTCTGAAGTAGTTGATTCAACTTTAACACCATTTTTACCATAAACATAGTTTCTGTTATTTGTGATGCCTTTTCTTAATCCTCTACCTTCTTTGGAACCCATTCCGTATGTTCTAGCTGCTTCTTTTGTTTCAGTTTTTTCAAAAGCCTCTTTTCCTTTAGAATTTGTCATACCTTTTTTAGTTGTGTAATCTTCTTCACCTTTATGTGTTTTAGATTTATCACCTCTATTCATTCCGTAATCACCTTCTTTAGTTTCTGCTTTAACAACTTTGGATTTACCTCCCATATTTTCACCTTTCTTGTATTCGAATTTTGCTTTACCAGTACCAACTGATTTAGGACCTACTTTTTTCTTTTCATCAAATCCGCCTTTAGCTTTATCTTTGTAAGAAAATTTAGGACCTGAGCCCATTCCAACACCTTTAGGTTTGTAAGTTTCATTTCTTAAATCGTCCATACCATGTTCTTCTTCCATTCCAAGATAGTCAGAATCTGCGTCTTCTTCCATTCCAATATAGTCAGAATCTGCATCTTCTTCCATTCCAAGATAGTCAGAATCTCCATCTTCATCTAATGTGATTTCATAAACAACTTCTTCATCGTCAAAATCTTCAACATCTGAAGGTTCAACATCAGATACGTCACCGTTGTCAGAGAAAATAGCATTAATAACGTCATCAACCGATTCGTCGTATTCTCCGTAATTCATATGGTCCTCCATTTCGTCTAATTGAGATTCACCAAGCTTAACAAGATATTCTACGTCAGCATTATCATCGGTTAAATGAACGTTTTCACCATCTTTTTTTACAATGATACCGTCATCTTCACCCATAGCTTTGAATACTTTCAAGATTTCCTCGTCAGAAGCGTCAGTTAAATCTATTGGACTTTCTTCTGAATCCATGTCCATATCCATGTCAACATCCATATCCATATCATCTTCATCAGAGTCCATGTCTACATCTGTATCGATATCCATTTCCATTTCATCGTTATCAGCATCCGTATCAACGTCTGCATCTAAATCAATCTCATCTTCTTCTTCTTGTTCGGAAAGAGATTCTTTTACTAATTGGTTGATTTCTTCCTTCATAGTTGAAGCAAGTATTCCTTTTGCATTTTCGGCTATTGCTTCTTCAACTTGTCTCATTTGAATAAGAGCCTCTTGGACTAAAGATTTGTTTTCTTTCATGAAAATCTATTATTTTTACAATATAAATAGTGTCAAATAACAAAAAATTCACTTTCGAGGTTACACAATCTTACTTTTATTTTATAAAAAAGTTTGGAGCATAAAAAAAGTGGTCGTTAAACCACTTTAATTTTTTATTCAATAACTTCGTCAATTTTACTTTCCGATACTGAGGTTATCCTCCAATCGTTTGTAAATCCTTGATACTTTTCGGTAACCTTAGCCTCGACATCGGTTACTGAGAATCCTTTAACAAGTTTCTCTTCTCTGATTTTTTTGATTTTACCTGTATTCTCATCAGGTAAATCGTACTGAATTTTTGCTACAAAATATTTTTCGTCCATAATTTATTATTTTCCCAAATAATCGGTTAATTTTCTCATTAAGTCAACTCCTTTAGTTTGAAATTCCGAATTTTCAGGTGATTTGTATTTTTTTTCTTCTTCTAAGTTCTCTTCGTACTTATCTCTATCGTCAGGATTAGTGAATAAATAAGCCCCTGGTGTTGATGGAGATGATACTAAGTCAAAACATATTAATTCAAAATCATCTTGTACTTCATTTCTTTCGCCAACCTTTTTTAAGGAACCTACTCCTCTTGAAGAAACTCCCATAGTAACACCTTGTCTCATTAAATTAGCTGCTTGGTCTCCTTTAGTGGAAACAATACCTCTTTCATGAAAACCTGGTGATGTTAACAATTTAAGTTTACCCATTAAGATATTTCTATCCCACCATATCTCTGTGATGATGTGGGATACCCTATCTAAGTCAATTAAAGACGATTCAGGGTGATTAAGTTCTGAAGTGGATAAACCCTTTTCAATTGCTTTTTGATAGTTTATAGCTTCTCTCTTTAATATTCTTTCAGGATAAAATCTTCCGTTTCTATTTGGTGTATCGTATTTTTGTAATACCGCATAAAATTCAAAAGGATTTCTATAATCTAACTCCTTTGCTTCTCTTAACATCTCGGCGTTACGAATGTCTTTTGGTGATATCCAACCTGCGTCGGTTTCAACCAATATTCCATGACCTACTTCGCTTGCTTCTAAAATTCTTAATTGTTTCATGAATTCTTTTTAAGATAAATATACGATATTACTATCTTTTTAATATTAATCGTTTTTAGAAGGTGAAAATTCAAAGTATTTGTTTTGGATTACATTCTCTTTAACTATGTTTTTAATGATTGCTTTAACCGAATCTTTTATTTCAGGACATTTGAAATCTATTTCATTGTTGGTATATAAATTAACCTCTAAGTTTAAAAAAGATTTTTTACCGTGTGAAATACCACTTGTCCTAAGGTCCAAATCAACTATACTTTGTTCTTTAAATAATTCGTGGTTTATTGAGTTGAATACCGAATGTTTAATATCTCGGCTAAGATTACAAACAACTCTATTCCAATTGTTATGTTCAAATTTAGGTGTTACCCATGATTGTATGTTAATGTATAATGATTTTAAATTTTTTGAATCTACTGTTCCGTAGACAGATTTAATTGGATTATACAGATTTAACTTTACACTTTTTCCTTTTTTCATTAAGTTTCATATTGTCAATGTTTATTTATTTGTTAAAATAATAATAAAAATTAGTTCTATTGTCAAAAACTTTCTGAAATATTAAGATATTTGTATTATATGTTAAAAGTAGATGTAAAAAAAGATGGGATAGAAAAGGCCCTAAAGACATTAAAGTCAAAAGTAATTAAAACTAAACAAAATCAGATGTTGTTTGGTAAAAAAGAATTTGTTAAAAAGTCGGTGGAAAGAAGACAACAAAAGTTGAAAGCTTCTTACGTTCAAAAGATGAAATCTAAATTAGATTGATTCTTCTAAGTTCTTTAACTTAAGGAAATTAAGTTGGTCAAATTTTTCAACTTTCAATCTATCAATTGTTTCAGACAATTTTGTCTTAATTTCAAATTCATTTTCGTTTTCTAATAGAGTGTTCAATTTAGAGATTGTACTTTCTTTTAAAGTTTCAAATTTTTCTTGAAGTAATGAAGTATCTTCAGACATTAATTGGATGAATTCTTTTTTGGTTGATTCGTCAAGATTATCAAGATAACCCTTCATTGTTTGGTTTGCAATACTAACCATAGATTTTAAAGGAATATTAATTGATTCCTTTATAGTTTCAGGTTTTTGTGAAACCAATGTCTTAATCAAAGTCTTCTTTGATTGAACTCTTTCCATTAAATCCAATTTGTTAGTATAAACTAACGAATCAATATTAGAATATTTGTTTGAAACATTCTGATATGTTGTTTTTGGTGTTTTAATTGTTGGTACCAATTTTTGAATTAAGGTAATTCCTTCTTCCAAGAAATCTTTTGCATCGGCTTCGGTTAATCCTTGAGGTGTAGTTAATTGGTCGTATAAAGAATATAATTTTGACATATTCTTATTGTTCAAAACATTATGTTTGAACTCTTTTAACGATTTTTTAAATTCCTGCTCATTTTTGTAGGATTCTAATAAATTGTTTTCAATTATGGATTTAATTTGTCCGAAAGTCATTTTGTCTATTTTCAATATAAATATTACGAATTTAGTAACTTATCCAATTCTTTTGAAATTTCTCCCAAAGAATCTTGACCTTGATTCAAATTTAAAAATCTTGATTTTTCTGCAAAATTATTTTCTAATAAAATATTCATATTTGCCCTTTTAGATTCAGGTGTTACTTCACCTCCTGCTGGTGGTGCAGTTTCACCTCCTGCTGGTGGTGCAGCTTCTTCACCTGCTGGTGGTGGAGCTGTTTCAAAACCTCCTCCGCCAAATGATGGTACGGCACCCGTATTTTCACCCCCTGTAGTTGCAGCAGCATTTGCAGTTGCTCCTGAAGTATTACCATACAATTTGTCAATATTATCAAATAGACCTGTTTTGGTAATAACGGTAGGAGTTGCTTTAAGCTCTTCACCAACGGCTCTTTCAATTCTTTGTTGTTGTAAATCCAATCTAATTTCTTCATCAGACCAGTTAAAGATATGTTTCTTAGCCCAAGTTGATGATGTAGGTTGAATACCATTTCCTGGGTCGGCAACCAAATCTTTATACAATAACACTTTTTCTTTCCATACATCGATTTTCAATAAATCGGCTTGTGTAGATGGGTTAGATAAACCTAATGTAAAGTTTTGTAATTCGTCCTCAAATCCTAATAAGAATAAGTGAACAATTGCAATCTTGTTTAACTCGGCAATCATTGATTTTTGAATTCTGTTGATTGTACGAGCAAAACGGATATCTTGTAATGATAAGTTTTTACCATCACCAACAACTTCTTCAAATCCTAAGAATGCCTTAGGAACACGAAGTGCGGTTAATAATTTCTTTTGGATATATTCAATATCCGCAATTTCTGATAAGTTTGTTGCTCCAGGTAATGTTGTAATTGGGTCTGGTGCTGCAGGGTCACGAACAGGGATGAAATAATCTTGGTCAACCGCCATTTGATTGAATCTCATATCCACGTTTCCTGTTTTAGCGTCCACAATTTGTTCTCTTTTAAACTTGTTGGCTACACGGTTTACGTACGCTTCAACATCATCATCATTCATGTTACCCACGAATACTTTAAACATTCTTCTTTCAGGTGCTCTTGATGTACGATAGATTAACATCGCATCTTCTGACAACAATAACTGTTTCCAAATACGTCTTGCTTTCTCCAACATTGATGTACCATAAGGAAGTTTTCTGTCATCACCTAATAATCTAAAGTGAGCAATCTCCCATGATTGGAATTCCATGTTTCTGTTTTTCCAAGTAAAATGAAGAGCCTTTTTATTCTCGTCTTGTTCCTGTGTGATATCAACAGTAATTTTAGCAGTCACACCAACCTCATGACGTTCAATTTCAATTGTTGGTAATTGTTGACAACCAACAATACCTTTTTCAGGGTCTAATTTCATATAAACAAAATTATCACCATACTTACAAGTGTTTCTTGTCCACATTGGTAAGTTAGTATTGATGTCAAGGGCATTGTTAAATAAATCAGCTAATACTGATTTAATTCTTTTTGACTCAGAATAAATTTGAAGAATAAAACCATCTTCATTTGTTGTTGTAGATTCTTCAGAATAAATGTCTAATGCCGCAGAAATTTCAGGAGTATATTCCATCGATTCATAATCATACTGAGCAGATAATCTTGATGGTTCATAATAAATCGCTTGAGAATATAAGTTGTTTTCAACTTTAGCCCATTGATTTGTTAGATAAAATGTTTGTTGTGCTTGAAGTTTTTCTCTCTCATAATCATCACGATTTGGCGTACGCAGAAGTTCTTTTTTATCAAACTTAAAAGTCGGATAGTCCTGTTTCAACAGTGAATTTGGGCCGAATGTTTGCGATAGCCTCTGCCAGACCGTTAGATTTTGTTCACTCATATTACAATTTTACTAATTACTTTGATAATATAAATACTTATCAGGCACCAAATAGCCATCCGTATTTTTGGTAATCAGCTTTAGTGGCTTCACCATTATTACCCATACCATTACCTCTACCCATTTGAGGAACCATTGGATTAAAGAATTCAGAAGAGTTTTTGTTTTCATTAACAGTGGTTGCCCATGAGTTAATCATTGCTTTTGTATGATTGGTTACTTTCTCTAAAGATTGGAATGATTTTTCTGCAACATATAACGCCATAGAAACTCCCATGATACAGTCATCATGATGACCTTTTTGGTGGTCAGGTCTTCCGTTAATATAAATGAATGTATTCATTTCATTGTATAATCTATTTGAATATACTTTAAATCCATGTCTAACATTTTCTTCAAACGCAGATATAATTTGAACCCTTTTTGAGTTAAAGTTAATACCTGGTATTCTGTCATTAATTTTTGGGTCCCATTTCCATTTATTAGTTGTATCTACATTATCAACATATAATCCAGCTTGATATGATAATTCTTGTAATTTTCTTGATGTGGAAATACCCATACCTCCTGTGATATCAATTACACAGTAAGCATTATACATTGTTCCCCACTTATAAGCGATTTCCGCTACAACATCTGGTGGAACTTTGGCGACATATTCTAATACCTGTTCTCTTGTTTCAAAATCGATGATTTGGATACACGAGAAGTCCTCAGAGTCACCTCTTGATACATCGACACCCATTACATACTTATGTCCGTTTACAGGTTCTTTAAATATCCATAGGGAACCTCCCATTAGTTTGGCTTGTGGTTCACGTAAAGTATTTTTGGATATTTCTTGCATCAATTCAGATTCGAATACATTATCACCCGAACCTAAAAAGTCACATTCTAATTCCTGCGCTACTTTTCTTCTATCAAACTTTAACTTCTTAACCATACCCTCAAACCAAGCAGAACATGGTTTGTACCCTTGTTCAATATAATCGGTTACAACGGTATGGTCTCTTTCGTATGGATTGTCCATCGACAAATTAATGATATCTTTATCACTATATTCTTCACGATTTAATAAGAAATGTACCAAGTCAGGAGTTTTAACCATATACAAATCTTTTGTATATCTTGGGTCACGATACCAAAACATTTCAGATATTTTAAAATCGTTCATGTTTCTTAATGACTGGTCGTAGATTTCATAATAAATTTGGTCATATCCGTTTGGTGTGGATACAACGATAACTTTACCCCCTGTAGATAGGGATGCCATACAGGCTGACCAGAAATCTGAGTCTGCCTCGATAAACGCCGCTTCATCAAATACAAGAATGGTAGGTGTATAACCCCTCAAGGCATCTTTTGATGTTGCAACGGCTTTAACTTCACAATTATTATTAAGTTTAAAGTGTCTTTGAGAGTTTTTTTCTTTTGAGAATGAAATGCCAACCCACGGGGGCCATTGTTCAGTAAACCCTCTAACTTTGTTAGCCATCTCCATTGATGTATCTAACTTGTTGGCAATAATAAGGATTTTTTCAGGTTTGTTCTTTTGAGCAAATGCTAATTTTTTTGATATCCAAGCGGCGGTTACTGTTGATACACCCGCCTGACGATACTTTAACGCAATGTTTTCATTGTATTTGTCGTAATCTTCAATTAAACTAACTTGGTCGGGGAATAAATCTAATGGGACGTATTTTGATACGGTATTATCGTATGTCTGTAAATAAGTTCGAAGTGCATAAGGAGTATTCCTCATACACTTCGTTAACTCTATAATCAGTTGTTCTTTATTCACACATTTTATTTAGGTCTTGTTATGCCTAAACCATTTAAGAAATCATCTAAACCTTCATCGTCATCAGAATCAATATCTTCTTCTTCCTTATAATTTTCAAATTCTTCTTGCATTTGTTTAGCGTCTCTAACAATTTCTTCAAATCGTTTTTTAGCTTTACCTACTTTAGATGAATCTTCAGATATAGCGTTTCCTATAATTTCTAAGAATTCTTTGGCCTCTATTTGATATAGTAATACATGGAAAAAATTTATTAATCCTTTATATTGAGGTTCAAAAACGTCATCAGGTAATGAGAAACGTATTTTTTCAACAATTTCAGGTCCGATACGTAATTGCATTGGTTCGTTTGATAATACATCAGTTTGACCTAACACTTTTTCTCTCATACCAGGGTCTGAAGGTAAACCAGCTCTACCTTTAGCTTCTTCTAAACCTTTAATGATTTCATGACAAAGAATTGGGAAAATTAATCCTGTTGCTATAATTTTAGTGTCAGGTTGTTCTTCACCTTCCTCTCCTTCTTCATCATCAGCGTCACCTAATTCAACTTTACCTGCAACACCTTGACCAGTTTGACTCATCTGTTCAATCATCTGTTCCATACTAAAGTACATGAAATCATTGATTGCCATGATACCCAAATAATCTCCATATAATGAAGGGTCAATCGCATCTAATCTCGACTTAACGTCAGGTTTTTGAAAAAGGTAATGTCCTTTTTTTGCGGCTCCTTGAATAAGTGCGTTAATAATATTTCTTTTGTGTTTTTCTAATTCTAAAATTTCTTCGTCAGTTAACTCATCAAGGTCAAAAGATGGAAATTGTAATTTTTCCTCATCTTCTTCTTCCTCGTCTTCATCATCTTCAGGTTCCATTCTAAAATTACCTGTATCTGGCATACCTAAACTAGCGTCAATTTGATATCTTCCTTCAGGAACTTCAGCATCATCTAAAGACGCTTCTTTCGCCAATTCAATTAACTCATCTCTGTGAGCGGCTTCAATTCTCATGATGTTAGGAAGTTTTCTCATCATTTCTTGGTAAACCATACCTTGAACTTGTTTAGAACTTAAATCTTGAATACCAGTAACCTGTCTTAATTTATCGGCAACTTTTTGGAATCTTTTGCTAACCAATCTTTGAACATCCTCAACACCTTTTTTCATTGCTGGATTTGTTGCATACATCCCTTCAGGACTAGCTAATTTTCTTTCTAAATTTGGGTCCATTCTTTCAGGAGTTGTCCCGTAATCAATCTGTTCTTTTAATTTCCTTGCCATAAATTATTTTTCTAATAGTTGCATTATTACATCAATCACTTTTTCTTTTGCGTCTTCAGGTGAAACTTTTTTTGCTTTTGGTGCGGGATTTTCACCAGGATTTGGATTTTTGAAAGGGTTTGGTCTTTTACCTGGTTTTGTACCAGGTTTTGTTGGTGCTGGTTTTGTTGTTGGTGCAGGTGCAGGACTTGCTTCAACAATGTACTTGATTAAATCACCTTTAGTGATTTTTGGAGGCATGTTTCTTTCCACTATTTTTTCTATTTGAGATTCTAAAAACAAAGATACGGGATTTTTTCCTTCCTTCAATTGTTTTTTTACTGACATTACACATCTTTCCCATTTCCTTGATTTTCTTGGACCAACTTGTGCGTGACAAATAGCCCATGGATTTGGTTCTCCGTCTTTTTCTTCATTCATATCACCATCACTATAATTCCCAAATCCATCATTAGATGAAGGACCTACTTGATGTGGGTCTTGAGTTTCGGTATCTTTATTTGGGTCAGCAGTAACCACTTCTTCTTCATCAAGTTCTTTTTCAGCTAAACCTAATTTTGTCATTTTAGCTTCAATCCCTGTTAATTTTTGGTCTAATGCATCAATATTTTTAATTTGTCCCGCAACATTAGGATTTGTTACTTGTTCACCCAATAATTTTGAATATAATACATTAATTTGTGATTCAGTTAATTTACTAACTGTATTGGGTGATAATCCTTTTTCAACCAACTTGAGTGCTTTTATATTAGTTTTCATATACTACTTTTTTTTCAAATTCTAAAATTAAATCTCTTTCGTAGAGTTTATCTTTTATTTCTTGTTCGGTACTTCCAAATCTAAAAACCAATCTTTTTTGTCCTTCAGTTTCTTCGGCTTCCCAGGCTAATGCAACAACATCGTCCATCGCATCTATCATACAAAAAAAATCGGAGTTCTGAATCAATTCCAATTTTAAATCAGTATCTTTCAGAACTCCTACTTTCTTAATATATTTTATTTCAGGTGGTGTTGGATATCCATTGGAAGGTTTACTTTCCCATGAATCTCCCCAAACATCCAAACTATCTGAAAAAATAAACTCATACAAATTGTCTCCCTTATAGTTAGGACCTAGTCCATTAACATAAGTTAAATAACTCATAAAATTTCTCCGTTTGGTGTAATTTTAACTTGACCTGATTTAGTTTCAAATACTAAATTCTTTTTATTAGTAACTCCAATAAATTTAGAATTAATATTTTCTTTTACAAATTTCTCAGCCGCCAATTCTTGTTCAATAGTCTCAGTCATTTTTGTTACTGATTCCATGATAGTTTTAACGATTGTTCTTTTTTGTACTTGTTTTTGTACTTGTCTTTCTTTTTGTTCTCTAATTTCTGATTTAGAAACTTCAAAGTATTTTGAAATAACTTTATCTACTTGTGATTCACCAAAGATACTATCAAAGATTGCTCCGTTGTTTGAATAACCTTTTACTCTTTTTGAATCATAATCCTCATCATAATCTTCAGAATAACGACTATCTTCATAATCTTCACCTAACTCATACCCTTCAACAGGAACATCCATATCCGCTTGAATATCTTCAACTTCACTATCGTCAGTCATATCTTCACCGTCCATATCATCTTCTTGACCAAAATCTTCAGTCTCATCTTCTTCAAATTTACTCATGATATCCTCCATATCTTCTTCAGATAATGAAGTTAAATCAAGTGAAGATAATACCATGTTGATAACGTATTTAATATCTTCAGATGTCATACCTTGTTCAGTATCAAGAGTTCTGATTTTTTGAGTCAATTTTCCTGTTAATTTTTGGATTGTTTTAAATGTAACTTGGTCTTCATTTCCACCTTCTTCAGCATCAACATCTACGTCAACATCAATATCTTCACCACCCATATCTTCACCACCCATGTCGTCCATAGGCATGTCATCCATACTCATATCTTCACCACCCATATCACCCATATCACCCATTGGTGATGGTGGCAATTCAGGACTTGGAACCGCTGGAGGAGCCGCAGGTAATTCTGCTGGTGGTCCTGCAGGCATTTCAGGTGCTGCTGGTTTTGGAGTTTTTAAAGTGAACCTTTTTTGTTCACCATATAATGAAACACCTTCTTCGTTTTCATTAAGTCTATTTAATTCACCAGCAACAAGATTTAATCTTTTAAATGCTTGAGAATATGAAGAATAGTATTTTCTATTTTTCATAGGTTCAATGTAATCCGTTTCAGATTCTGAAATGGTTTTCTTGATAATATACCCTTGTCTTTCTCTAACAATTTGATAATTATTCCCGTCAGCAAGAGAAATTGAATACTCTGAAGTGGCATTTTCATTTATAGATTTAGGAACCACCTCGTTAAAACGAGCAATTTCCATAATTCTATTTATCTTGTTTTGGCCAGTAAGTTTTTCACTTCCAATTGGTTTTAAGTTTGACATATTGTTTGTTATTTATTTTTTAGTTATTTAGTCCTTGGAAACCTCCAATGGTAATCCCGTTTAATTGTTGTACTGGTATTCCTTCATTATCTAAGAATACAGGGTGAGGTGCATATGCTCCAGGGAAATCTGCAGTCCCGCCACTAAAGTCTCCTAAGATATCTAAAGTGTATGCGTATTGTTGGTCAGCCGAAAATCCTGTAAACCAATATGTTGGTGTTGGTGTTGGTGTAACCGATGCAGTTCTTGTTGGTGTTGGAGTTTTAGTTGGTGTAGGTGTAACCGATGCAGTTCCTGTTTGAGTTGGAGTTGAGGTCGGTGTTTTAGTTGGTGTTGGTGTAACCGATGCAGTTCCTGTTGGAGTTCCTGTTTGTGTAGGAGTTTGAGTTTGTGTAGGTGTTGACGTTACCGATGCTGTCCCTGTTTGAGTTTGTGTTGGTGTTTGGGTTTGAGTTGGTGTTTGAGTTGGTGTAACTGCCGCAGTTCCTGTTTGTGTTGGCGTTTGTGATGCCGTTATTGATGGTGTTGGTGTATTACTTGATGTATTAGTTGGTGTTACTGTTGGTGTTGGAGTAGGTAATGGACAAGAACCTATTGAAACATAAGACCCGTCACCTTGAATTATTATTACTTCTGTTGCACATTTTAAAATTGTTTGATATGCTTGAACTTGAACCGTAAATGTAAATCCATCACAATCTTTACCCACAAATGTTGTGTCAGTAGAACCACCATATAATTGATATGTTTTACATACACCAGGTGTATTACTTGGTGTTGGTGTATTACTTGGTGTTTGCGTTTGTGTTGATGTGTTAGTTGGGGTGTTTGTTTGAGTTGGAGTATTTGTTTGAGTTGGGGTGTTTGTTGGGGTCGCAGTATTAGTTGGGGTTACTCCTCCACCACTTGCGGTATTAGTTGGGGTTGCAGTTGTTGTAGGTGTTTGAGTCGTGGTGTTAGTTGGAGTATTAGTTGGTGTTGGTGTTGTAGTCACTGCAGGTGTACCTGTTTGAGTTGGTGTTTCAGTATTTGTTGGAGTAGCGGTATTAGTAGGTGTTTCAGTTACAGTAGGCGTTGGAGTTTCAGTGTTAGTTGGAGTTGCAGTAGGTGTTGGAGTTTCAGTATTAGTTGGAGTATTTGTAGGTGTTGGAGTTTCAGTATTAGTTGGAGTATTTGTAGGTGTTTCAGTTACAGTAGGCGTTGGAGTTT